TATTCCCGCAATACCAACGGCCACAAGTGATTTGACAAATGACGGTGAGGATGGTGTTAATCCATTTATAACCGCCAATGATATTCCCGCAATACCAACGGCCACAAGTGATTTGACAAATGATGGGGAGGATGGTGTTAATCCGTTTATAACCGCCAATGATATTCCCGCTCAAGTTAACGCAGATTGGGACGCGGTAAGTGGCGTAGCTGAGATATTAAACAAGCCTAACATTTCGGGTTTTGGTGATATGTTTAAATCTGTTTACGACACCGATAATGATGGTATTGTAGATAAAGCAGAGACTATTCAAATAATCGTGCGTAACTCAACGGGAAGCACATTAACGAAAGGACAAGTCGTATACTTAAGCGGCGCAACGGGCAATCGACCAAACGCCGTTCTTGCTCAAGCTAATTCAGAGGCGACATCGGATAAAACCATTGGAATTGTAACCGCAAATATTGCAAATAATTCAGATGGAAATATTGCCGTTAACGGTACGCTTCATGACTTAAATACATCTTCATTTGCTGACGGTGATGCAGTATGGTTAAGTGCGACAACGCCAGGGGGAATAACCGCAACACCACCCGCTGAACCAAATCACACGGTGTTCATTGGCTACATCGCAAGAGCGCATCCGACACAAGGTCGTTTGGTTATTGCGATTCAAAATGGTTATGAGTTAGATGATATTCACGGAGTCTTAATTTCTAGTCCCGCAAATAATCAAGGCTTGATCTACAATTCAACTTCTGGTTTGTGGGAAAATAAAAACATTCCAAACGTTGACTTATCATTAATATCAGTAACAAGCACAAACGCTAGGGAAGATAATTGGTCTCCGACTGGTTGGTCGGCAAGTACAATTAAAGTTATTGATTTTACCCCAAACAATACGAACAACATTATAAGTCTAGGAGGATTAGCGAATCCATCGGCGGGTAAAATAGTTACAATAGTAAATAGTTCGACAAATAACCTCGTTATTATTGAGAATGAAGCTACCACGTCTACCGCTGCGAATAGATTTAAGTTGGCTCAAAAATCCCCTTACTTCTTGATGCCCGAAAGAGAGATAACATTTCTTTATACGGGAACAAGGTGGGTTCAGTTTAACACCCATCCAAATCAAGGAGGGTTTGATTTTTATGATGACTTTGAAAATTTAAATCCTACTGCGGGTTCTCAAGCTACTAAAATGTTTTACGGAGTGACTTCGGGAACGGGGTCGGGCTTAGCGTCGGGGGCTGAAAACAATACCGATTGGGGAGTAATGAGATTGACTGCGGGAACTACATTAACAGGGTTTATATATGCGAGTGTAGACTATAGAAGGTTTGGAGGAAATACTATATTTGGACTAAATGGTATGTGTCCTCAGTTATGGGTTTCAAAAGTAAAAATTGATACAATACCTACTGCCCTACAAGATTGGAATTTTAATGCGGGACTAAACGCCTCAACATCCTTAGTGGCAACAAATGGACAAACAGGGTTAATGTGGGAGATGCCAACATTTGCTTCGGGCGGAGTTACACCCGCTTTTTGGAATATCAGAATCACAAACGTAGTTAACTCTTTAACTATACTGACAACGACTTCCGTACCTATTACTACAAGCTACATATATCTAGGAATATTTATTACCTCATCAAATAGTGGTGATGCTATCTTCTTTTACTCAACAGACGGCATAACCTACTCCTTTGCTTATAGATTTACAAGGACGGCGGGAAGTTATGGAGGGTTGCCTTTTTATAGACTAGCGGGAAGTGTTGGTCTTTTAGCCTCTAGGTCTGCGTCAGTTGATTGGTGCGGCGAATCCTTTAATTTAAAACGATGATATACTACAAGTACACATACACGTTTAACGACGACGACTCTAAGAAGGCGGTTATATCTATCACCCAAAAATGTGAGGACATTGACTATGCCGCAAGTTTGCGAGACACCAAATTGATAGTGCAACAACAGATGTACTTAAACTACAACACAACCTTTGTTGGCACGGAAGACACTACAATACTTACTCTTACCCAGTACAACGCAATTGTAAAGGGTGTAGATATTTTAGAGCCAATACCTGACCTAGAAATTCCACAAGATGGACTTTAACAAACTACTTGAAGAAATTGCGGATGAAGTGATTGAGGTTGCTCAAAAAAACTTGGGAGCTTATCGATCGGTTAAAGGCGCGAATGGAAAGACATATAAACGTCGGGCCGTGGCAAGTGGTAACCTTAAAAACAATTTGGGTTATTCGATTAAGACAGTTGGCAATATTAGTAAAGTAGTTTTCGGGGCGGGTGGAAAGGCAAAACAATATTACTTATCAGTCAACAACGGCCGCGCTAAAGGAACAATGCCACCAACGTCAGCTATTGAGAATTGGATGCGGATTAAACCGGTTCGATTAAGAGGGCCAAATGGATTTATAAAACAAACGCCGAAAGGAATGGCACGGGCGGCTTTTGCGATTGCAAAGAGTATTCAGAAAAGAGGCATTTCACCTTTTCCATATTACACGGACGCAATTAACGAAGTCCTGGAAAGACGGATGCCTGAGTTTACAGAGGAAATAATTAAACAGTTAGACATAAGCATTCAAACATGGCAATAACGATAACAGATCAACCAACGAATTTCGCAAAGGTTGGGCAAAAATTAATGGTAGTTGCGACATCAACAGAAGTGGCGCAGCCTAATTTTAGGTATGTGGTAAGGGTTGGTAATGCAATAACTTCTGAAACAACAGAAATTCTTGTGCCGCCAAATCCGTCAAATGTTTTGATGTTTGATTTAAAAGACATTCTTAAAGCTTCTTTAACTCAAAACGGATATTTAGAAAATAGCACAGGAATAAATTTTATAACCAACGGAGCATCATCTCAATGGTGTACTAATGACGGGTCGGTAAATTCATTTACTTACGGAGTAGATGTGTTAGAGGGATATGATATCGGAGGGGTGTTTACTATTGACGAAGAAAGTTCGGTAAGTATAATTGGCAATGAGAATCAATTTATTGTAATAAACGCGCACTATAAACTTGCCAACGGTTACAAGCCTGATCCGAATTTAACCTACTCACTAACTAGCACAACGTCTTTAATGATGGGTTCAAGAAATCCTACAACCCATTTGCATAACGGAACCGTCGTGATTAATAACTCAAGTCAAAGAGTTTTTATTCCGGTAAGGAGAAGTGAACTGGATTGGGGCCGTTTGAGTTTTATGGTTATGGGTTCAACATCGACAATTATAAATACAACCGAACCAATGACGGTTAGGTTAACCATTATTGATTCGGCGGGTAGTCCTAATGTTGTGGAGAATTACGCGGTAAATAATAGCGGTGGCCAAAATTTAGAGATATGTTATATAGATGCCTATCCCGCAAATCTTATTGCATACGGAAATTATCTTGCACCATATCCAAATTGGAGGTACTATGAGATAGCAGTTTACAATAGTAGCGCACAGAGAAAGTCGGCTATCTACACTTTTTACCCAATTGATGACGATTGCACATTTAACAATGTTCGCCTGGCGTGGTGGGATGACGTAGTCGGAGGTTTTGACTACTTTAATTTCCAACGTAAAAATGAAATTACAGTTGAGGTTGAGCGCAAAAGAGTAAGGCCTGTGGTTGGCACTTACAATGCAACTTCATTTGCGTTCAACACATTCGATGCTGAGATACAAGAGGGAATGATTGACGCGGTGGATTACTTAGAGGTTACGAGTGGTTGGATACAGGAAGGCGAATTTGAACTTTTACAACACCTAGTTAAATCAGAAGCGGTGTATATCGTCGGCGACGACGGAACACTTACGCCGGTATTGATGGAAACAAATTCTTTTTTGGTTAATAAAGAGCGCAACGCCAAACTTAAATCGGTTTCTTTCCGTCTTCGAATAGCACAACAAAACATTCAATAATGCAAGGTCAAGTAATACTCACGGTAACGCGCGGTGGAGAGTCGGCAATACTCGAACTTTATGAAGGTGACAACGTCGCCCTTAATGATCGGTTCTCAGACATCCAAACATTTGAGGTAGTTGGTGGTTACTCACAATCCTTTCGGATTCCCGCCGTAGAAAAGAACCAAGAATTTTTTGGGCCATTGTTTAATGCCAATTATACGGGCTACGATTTTACAACGCGCCTGGATGCGAACTTGTCGGTTGACACAATACCAATTGCGGTGGGTTACATTCAAATTAAACGGATTTACACCAAAGGCAATGGGTGGCATGAGCTTGAGTTGGTATTTTATTCTAGTGTTCCAAATCTTGCGGGGGCCATTGGGGACAAGAAAATAAAAGACTTGACGGATTTGCCCAACCTCAACCATGAGATGACACATGCCAACGTCGTTGATTCTCCCGCAAATACAATATGGGCGTTAATCGAGCGCGGTCAAAAGTTTACTGAGGCAGAATACAATAGTACCGTTCGGCCAATTATGTCGGTTGATGCTCCATTGTATGTCGGTGACCTAACGCCTCACGTTAATGCTCTTTATTTATTTGAGCAAATATTCGCTGACGCGGGGTTTACTTTCAGTTCGGATTTCATCAATGAGCAACTGGTTAGATATTGGATGCCTTTTTGTAACAACCGTTATGTGTTGACTGAGGAAGGCACAAACCAGGCTTTCTATTTGGACTATGAGGATGGATTAGATATTACACTAGCACCCGCCGCTATTAAAATCAATAACGACCTTACTGAGTTTTATGACAACGGGGGCAACGTAGGCGCAACAAGTATTTTTACCGCACCATTTACAGGGCAATTTAACTTTAGAATATTCCTAAAAGCAAGGGTGACGGTTGGTTCTCTCAATAGCGAATACATGACGGCTCGAATAGTTGACACCTCAGATTCAAGTATTATTTATTCAAAAACCTTTCAAATATACCATAGTGTTTCGGGCTTGGATTGGTTCAATTACTCAGACGACTTTTCTTTGAACTTACTAGAAGGCCAAACGGTTCAAATGAATTTTTTCAATAACGGGATTACTGGATTAAACGCAACTTATAATTTTGATAGAGGCACGGGGTGGCAGTTAATTAACACCTCAGAAGCTTGGCAAGGCGGCGTTGTAAATATGCCATTAAACGCACCCGATTACAAACAAATAGATTTTGTGCGTGACATATTAAAGATGCATAATCTTGTTTTCATTCCTTCAAAAACCTCACCATTGCAATTGGACATTGAACCATTCAACACCTTTCTAGGTAGCGGGGGAACTATTGATTGGACTGATAAACTTGATTTAACAAACGATGTAACCATTTACCCAACAACCGATGAACAGAAACGCAATTTACTTTACACGTATGCGGCGGGTGGCGAATACCTTTCCGACTTGTTTGTTAAACAAGGTCAAAGAATATACGGAAACTATCTCATTGATAACACCGCGAATGATTTTGCCCAGGGTGATAATACGGTACAACTTGAACTAAAGTCAACACCGTGTAATGAGATTCCAAATACACCCGTTGTTGTTCCGAAATTTATCGACCAAACGGGAACATTTGTACTACCATTTGCACGGTTATTATTTAAGGCTGGAGATACATTAGTTGCATTATGGAATGAAGCCACTCCCGCCGCTGAATTTACATCTGTATTTTTGGTCAATCACTATTCAGAAGTTAATGCAACACTTGAAAGTGAAGACTTAAACTTTGCTCCCGAAACGCCGCTACAAAATATTACGGCTATTCCATTCAATACACTTTTCAATTCTTACTGGAGACGTTATTACAATGAATTGTATAGCGACCAATCGAGAATAATGGAGGCGTTTTTTCAATTGGATATAAACGACTTTATGAATATTGATTATTCAAAGCAGATTTGGATTAAAGATTCGTATTGGCGTTTAATTCAAGTGGATAATTTTGTTGTCGGGATGGACATCTCAACTAAATGCACATTAGCGAAAATTGTTTCAAGTGTTCAGGATTGCACCTATACACCAATTGCGGTTGGTACAAATGGAGTAGTGATTTTTGAGGATGGGAATGGGGACGAATCAGATGGATCACAAGCTTGTTGTGAAAGATACGGATATACTTGGACAGGTTCATTATGTTCCGCATTTGTAGGCACAGGACGACCTAACACAAATGGTCAAGGAACACCCGCTCCCGTTGTTGATTTTTCCGTGGCGGGTTTTAATCGTTCGGCCATTGCGGTTGGTCAAGATATGACCATTATTCAACGCGGAGTTCACATAGGACAATCAACCAATATTTCAGGAAGGGCGCAAGGAGGAACTATTGTGTTGAGTGGCACGGGTAATTATGCCGCAAGTGGTGACAAAATCGTAATTAGTGACCAAGGGGCGGATGTATTTTTGCCTAGTCAATCGGTGTGGTCATGCGCGTTGTTCGTGGTAATAAATCAATATGATACGAGAACAAATGTTATTAGCAGAGTTCATGCGGCTCAGTTCAATTTTACTTTGATTAAGAAAAACGCAACGGCTCAATATTCAACCCCCGTCATTGTTTATTCGGATGGTGATTTCAATACCGTTGGTGTTTCAATTGATGTGGCAACTGACACTTCGCTTCATAAAATCAGAATAGGTAGCACGGGAGGTAGTGGTTACCCATTTAATAACTGTCGAATAACTGCAACCATGACTTATGCTCAATCAAGGCTATAACTATTTACAACTAACTTTACAAAGATGAAAAATCTCGATTCAATCAAAATAACACTTGACCTAATTTCGAAAGGGGCCAAAGGAAAATCGGACTGGGCGAAACGTTCAACGGGTAAATATCACATCAAACGTATGTGGCTATTTTACCTTGTCAAATATTCAATGCTATTGTTCCCTTTTGCCCTCTTAACGTATATACTATACATACTCTGTAAATAATGGCAACAACTGAAATAGACATAACCGTCAAAGGTGGGGAACAAGTTAACTCAGTTGTTAATTCAATTGACCAAGGGGCGGCGGCAACCAATTCTCTTAAGAAACAATTAGCGGAATTAAAGACGGAACTTGCCACGCTCGATCCAAACTCTGCAAAGTTTCAAGAACTAGCGGAAAAGGCGGGGGGCGTTAAGGATCAAATGAATGATGCCGCTGAGGCAATGAGTGCCAACGCGGGTCCAGCTTTTGAAACACTTGGAAACAATGCGTCATTACTTACTCAGCGACTAGGTAATTTAGACTTTGAGGGTGTCAGCCAATCTATTAAAGGAATGGCAAGTAGTATCGGTAAGGTTTCGTTTAAAGATATTACAAACGGAATCAAATCGATGGGTTCCGCATTTGGAGCACTTGGAAAAGCGTTACTTACAAATCCAATATTTTTAATTGCGGGTGTACTTGCATTAATAGCCACCAACCTAGATACGGTTGCTAAAATTATTCCGGGCGTTGGAACGGCTATGGATTCATTAACTGAATCAATTACGGGTGTTAGCGCGGAAATGAATAAGGCTTTAGAGCAATCTAAAAAGTTGACTGAGGAAGCGCAAAAGCAATTAGACACTACGAGCGCAAGTGAAAATATTTTAAAGCTTCAGGGTAAAAGTGAAAAGGAGATTTTGCAATTAAAGATTGCGCAAACAAAATCTGTCATTGATGGATTAAAGGCTCAGATCAGTTCTCAAGAAGTTATCAATAAAGCGCAAGTTGAGGCGGCAACACGAAACAAAGAAATATTAAAAGGCGTACTTCAATTTATAACCGCACCCTTACAAATTTTATTGGCTACGGTTGACCAAGTAGGTAATGCATTGGGTCAAAATTTTGGGTTGAGAGACGCATTCAATAACAATGTAGCTACTTTATTTTTTGATCCAGAACAAGTCAAAACAGATGGGGATGCCGCGCTTGAGGAACAAAAGAAACAACTTCTGGCTCTTCAAAATAATGTCGCGGGGTATCAATTATCAATTAACGCTATTAATAAAGATGCGGCCGACAAAGCAAAAGCAACGCGTGACAAAGAATTAGAAAGTATTAAGGCCGCGAATGAAGCGGAAAGAAAACTTGCGAATGAATTATTTGAACTTAAAAAATCTATTGATAAACAGTTGACCGAAGAACGGGCTAAAATGGATGCAGACCAAGAAGCTAGAGTTCAAAAATCAATTGATAAATATGTTCAATCAGAAATAGATCGAGAGGCCCTTCGAAAGACATTACAACAAACCGAAATTGAGGCAGAAATTGCGGCGGTTGACGCTAAATATGTTGAGTTAAATAAACTTGCCCATGGCGACGCAGAACTTCGAAAACAATTAGCAGAAAAAAATTCAAAAGAAGTTGCAGACATTGAGGGTAAATATGCTAAGGCCACTAGAGATACCAAAATTCAACTTGCTCAAGGTGCGGTTGATGCTCTTTTGGCCCTCAATGACGTGTTGCAAAATGGATCAGACAAAAGTGCCAAACGTGCATTTACGGTAAACAAGGCATTGTCACTTGGAATGGCTTTAACAAATACTTATCTAGGTGCAAGTGCGGCATTCGCTCAGACAACTGGAGGGATAGGTATTAAAACGGCGGCGGCGGCGGTTGCTACTTTATCAGGATTGGCGAACGTGGCGCGTATTGCAAAGACGAAATTTAACCCATCGGGCGGCGGCGGTGGTGCATCGGGAGGCGGTGGTGGTGGTAGTCCATCATTCAACCCGCCAAGTGAGGGCGGCGGAGGTGGGGCCCCTTCCTTTAACGCATTCAATCCCGCGTTTTTAGGTAATAGGCCGGACCAATTAACGCCAGTCCAAGCCTATGTGTTAAGTGGTAATGTGGCAAATGAATTAGAGGCATCAACGAAAATTAAAGACAAAGCAAGACTATGAATAAAAAAGTAATAACCTTCGACCTAGATGAAAACGATTGGTTGAAAGGGGTAAAGGCAATTTCGATTGTGGATATCCCCGCGATTGAATCCAACTTTATTGCGCTACGAGGCGAATTGGAAGTTAAGTTGTCACAAGTGGACGAAGAAAAACGAATGCTATTTGGCGCGGTACTTATACCGGACAAACTTATTTTAAGACGCGACAAGGAAACTGGAGAGGAATATTATATCAAATTTCCACGCGAAGCCGTTCGCAAGATTGCTTATAATTACATGAAGCAAGGCAATCAATCGGAGGCGACATTCATGCACGAATTTAGAATTGACGGATGTACCACAGTTGAGCAATGGATCAAAGAAAGTGACGTGGACAAGTCTGTTGCAATGGGACTAAATGAGATTGACGGAACATGGTTTATCGGAATGAAAGTTGACAATGACGGCGTTTGGGAAAAAGTAAAATCGGGTGAGATTTTAGGCTTTAGCCTGGAGGGTTTATTCGATGCAGTTGACCAACAGTTGAGAGGCGTTGTAGATAATGGAGAATTTTTAAAAGAGGTTGAGAGAATATTGACAGAAGGGTAGTATATTTGTGCCGCGCAGTTCTGCGCTACCGTCATTGGTATCTATTGTTATTTGATTAAAAAACCCCGAACAGAAGTGATCGGGGTTTTTGTTTTTTATGTCTAAAAGAAACTTTCCCAATCTTCCCAATCTTCCCTAATATAGAATCATTCTAAATAATTTTTGTTACTTTTTTCCTTTTGGCGTATATACTAGCGTACAAAAAATTATACAATGAGCAAAACACTAATGGAGAAATTGAACGACCTAGCTTCTAAAGCTGGTTTCAAGTTCGAATCAAAAGAGGGAAAGGTTGAACTTTCCAAAATTGCTGAGGTAAAATTGAGTGCGGAAGCAAAACTTGAGGATGGAACAATGATTGCAACCACCGCTGACGCGTGGGGGCCTGGTGTTGACATCCTTGTGGTTGATGCTGAGGGTAAAACAACACCCGCAATGGACGGTGAGTATAAGCTCGAGACGGGCGAAACTGTCGTTGTTGTGGATGGATTGGTTTCTGAAATCAGACCGATGGAAGTTGAAGTTGAAGTAGAAATGGAAGCGGAAATTAGCGCACGTTTCGAGGCTTTGGCTGACCGAATCGCGGCACTTGAAACTCAGAACACCGAACTTTCAACTCAACTTACTTCTGTTACTGAATCAAAAACTGAGGCAGAAACAAAATTGAAAGCAACCGAGAAAAAACTCGTTGAGCTTTCTAAAAAACCCGCTGCGTCTTCTGTCAAAGAAGTGGCATTGGGCAAAGAAAAATCAAAACAAGAAAACGCAAAAAAGCCATTGGCACAAATGTCAATGACTGAGCGCGTAATTGCTAACATGAAACACAACTAAGAAATGGCAACAACTACATCACTAACAACCACCTATGCGGGTGAGGTGGCGGGTGGATATATCCAGGCCGCATTCCTGTCGAATGATAGCGTGAACAACGTTACATTCAAAACAAACATTGCTTACAAACAAAAGGTTCAACGCATTCAAGATAATGCAACAACCTTTAGCGGTCAGACTTGTGACTTTACTCCAACGGGAACAGTTACTTTGGATGAGCGCACACTAACACTTGTTCCACTTGCTTTACAACGTCAACTTTGCAAGACTACTTTCTTCACAGATTGGGAAGCATTGGCGGCGCAAAACGATGACATCTCAACTGTTGCGGATGCTTTGACTATTACACTTATGGGTGTAATTGGTCAGATCAACGAGACGATGATTTGGCAAGGTGTTGCGGCAACTGGTCAATACGATGGATTTGAAACATTGATGTTGGCTGACGCAACAGTAATTGACATTGCTTCGCCGGTTGCAATTGATGCAACAAACGTTGTGGCTAAACTTCAACTAGTAGTTGCAGCGTCACCACTTCGTGTACGTCGTGGAATTGAGAAACCTCTAATCTATGTTGCATCAAACGTGGCTGAGGCTTACAGAAATGCTCAAGCAACACTTGGAAACAACAACTTGTATCAATCAGGCTCGGCTATCTCTATGACATGGCTAGGTCAGTATGACATCGTTGAGTGTCCTGGTATGAGTACTTCAACTGTGGTAATGGCTCAAAAGTCTAACCTATGGTTTGGAACTAACACCGGTGAAAATTGGACATCGATTCAGGTAATCGATATGCAACCAGTAAACGGTGACAAGACAGTTCGTTTCTCAGCTGACTTCTTTGGAGCTTGTCAGTACGGATTCGGAAACGAAATCGTATTGTACCATTTGGACAACGCGTAATCATTGAAATAATAACTTGAAACGAGGGCGGTGGTCATAAGCCGCCGCCCTTTTTCATAACACATAAAAAACATGGCTTGTGAACTAACATCAGGTTTACTTTTAAATTGTAAAGATGGCTTCGCGGGGATTCAAAGAATTTGGATTCAGCAACAAGCGGACTTTGCATCGGGTGTTACTTTGGACGCAACGACTTTGGAAGTTGACGCATTACCCGAAGCAACAATATACCCTTTCGAAGTGGTAAAAGGAACGGGCGGATTTGCAGAAAGCACGTCAAGTGCAAACGGCGGAATTTTGCACACTCAAACTGTTACCCTCGTATTAAACAAAATGACATCAGTTAAGCGCAAACAACTTGAGTTGTTGGCTAAAAATCGTGCATTGGTTGTTTTTGTATGGGACAAGAACGGTAAAATTTGGATGGTTGGTCGTCAATTTGGTGCGGAAATCACTACGATTGAGGCAGCAACAGGATCAGCGGCGGCGGATTTGAATGGTTACACTATCACATTCGTGGCTGAGGAACCAAGCGCGGCGGAACAATTGGAAGCTTACACGGCTATTCCATTTGACAACTTCGCGGACATCACTATTGGTTCATCCGTAGTAGACTAAAATTATAAAAAGGGGGATAAAATCTTATCCCCTTTTTTTCTATCTTTACCAAATGGCAAAACTTACACCGGTAAAACCAAATAGCGTGTTTAACGCCAATGGTCGAGTGATTGAACTTGCAAAAGCAAGTCAAGATACTTTGAAAAAAATTCAAGCCTTTGCACCTCATTTGGTGCGTGAGGATAAAAAACAAAAGAATGCTGATATTGCAACCGAACCAGGCGAGTCAGACGGGACGGCTAACGCTATTTGAGGGCAAAAGTGTCTTAGATACATTCACCCATTATCTATTGGTTCTTAACCTTGATGATAGCGGCGTGACAACCTCAAACAAGTTGGCTCAGGTTCTTGATGTAACACTCGATAATGCGCGAATAACAACCTTTACGTGTACCACGGTGGGGCTTGATTATTCGGGGAGGTATTACTACGAGGTATACGGGCAAAATTCATCATCTAACATTGATCCATTAAACGCCGCGGTCGTTGGACTGATAGAGCGTGGGTCTGCAATAATTTCTGACAATGGAACATACTACACCGATAACACCACAATCAACACCACCACTATCTACCCTTGACGTTTCGTTAGCTAAATACGAAAGTGTCTCAACTGTTGAGATTGAAAATAAAAAGGGGTGGGTTGCTTACGGGATTGATAATTTATATCCAAATTATCTGATTGAACTAGCGCAAAACGTGCCAGTTCACGGTGCGTTGGTAAGCGGTATTGCCCAAATGGTTGCGGGGATAGGGGTTGAATCGGATAACCCAAATGCAAATAAATTTTTAAGAGCTTGGGATATAAATGAACAAATGCCATTCATTGCATTTGATTTAAAATGTCATGGCGGTTATTACTTGGATATAGTAAAACCTATTAACCAAGATTTAGCGGGATTTAAAATAGCAAAGGTTAATCATTTGCCGTTTGAAAATATGCGCCTGGCGTTTGATGAAGAAAGCGGAAAGGTGACGGGTGCATGGTATTCTAGAGATTGGGAAAACGCGAACAAAAAACGCAACAAGCCTTGCTACATTCCAATGTGGGACGATGTAAAAGATAACCCTGAGCAATCGCGCGGAATAATATTTACGCAATTGCCAACGGCGGGTTCAATGTACTATCCAAAACCCGATTATATCGGTGGGTTACACTACATTGAAATGGCTCGACAAATTGCCGTGTACCATTTGAATAATATTCAAAACGGATTGTTCCCTTCGTTCATTATTCAATTCAATAATGGGCAACCAGACGCAGAGAAAGCGCAAATAATGAAGCGCGATATTGAGCGTTCAATTAGCGGTGCAAAGAATGCGGGTAAGTTCATTATGTTATTTAATGAAAGCTCACAGGAAGCGGCTCAATTCGAATCATTCCCCATCAACGATGCGGACAAACAATATCAATTTTTAAGTGAGGAAAGTGATAAGAAAATATTTGTATCTCACCGGGTTACGACACCTTTAATCTTTGGAATTAGAGATGGAAGCGGCTTAGGTTCGAACACGGATGAAATGATGCAAGGTCTTGAGATAATGATGAATAAGGTTATTGCTCCAATGCGTAAACTTATTACACGCGATCTTCAAGGACTATTGCAAAATGAGGGCATTGATCCAAGTGTTACATTTATTGAGGATAGCCCATTAGGTGTTGAGGAAAACGCAGTTTTAGAGGCAGAAAAAAAAAAGATTTGTTGTAGCCATGCCGGTGACAAGCTCACCGCTGAATTAGAGGCAAAGTTTGTGGCTCATTTTCAAAACGTGGGCGAAATGATTGATGGAAAGGAATGGGATTTGGTTGACGAACAACCGGCGCATGACACTAGAGAGGACGAAGAAGCGGCGGTTATGAAGTGGAAAGAGGCGCAATTAGCGGGTGAGAGTTCATACGCTAACGGCGAAGAAAGAACATCAAAAGGATTAAGTATTGATGAAGGCGCGGACGTTGGATTATACAAAATACGTTACCAATGGGCGGGAAATACCTCAAGTAAAACGCGTGAGTTTTGTTTGATTATGGACGGCATACGCGACCAAGGTTTAGTATTCCGATATGAAGATATTGAGGCAATGGGCGACGACGGAGTAAATGGAGATTTTGCTCCACAAGGACAAAACACCTACGACATATTTTTGTGGAAAGGGGGAGTTTATTGCCACCATTTTTGGAAAAGACAAATCTATTTCCGCAAAAGAGAGAAAGGAAAATTTTTACCTAACGACGGATTGAAAAATGATAAGCGCGTGGGCAATGTTCCATTCGTAAAAAAGAAAGGGTTTGAATCAGTAAAACCAATCGACACACCAACACGCGGATCACTTAAATACTCATAACACATGGCTCAAGTATTACTTATAACACCTGAATATCTTAGAAAATACACCGCGTTTAACGATGCGGTTGAAGACAATCTAATTTATCCCGCAACAAAGTTGGCGCAAGACAAATGGGTTGAATCCTATTTAGGTACTGATCTTATTAATAAGCTATACACGGACGTTGCCGGGGCGGGAACGGCGGGTAATTATACCGTGTTACTAGAAAACTACGTTCAACCAATGTTGATGTGGTACACGGTGGTTGAGATTATGCCAAATATCTACACAAAGTTTGTAAATGGATCACTTGTAATTCGCACCTCAGATGACACTCAGGTTGTGGACATTCAGCTATTCAATAAGATGGTAAGTGATGCAAGAAACAATGCTCAACACTATACTCAAAGGTTGATAAACTACCTTTGCGCGAATAGTGGATTGTTTCCCCAGTATAGTTCAAATCAATTTCCCGACGTGTCACCGAAAAGAGATAACTACAACGAAAACTCAATGGTGTTTAGTAGCGGAAACACGGCCATGAGTAACCCTCGTTTGCGTGGTGGAATTAATAGTACATGGTGTCCAACTTGGTGCAATAATATAATCAATTGACATGGCCAAAAAAACTAAGACAAATAAAGAGTTGAAGAAAGTGTATCATGAAAAGTTGAAAGCATATATTGCTAAACAAAAAACTAATCAATGAAAAGGTACGCAATATCACTAGTAATTATCGGAATAGTTACAAGCTTAATTGCTTCGCTATGCCTTTGGTTATTTTCTGAGTTTGGGTATTTTTTTGCATCTCATTTAGAAGCCACGAACTTTTATACCATGCTCGATTCATTGAGCAAATTTGCCGTAGTCTTAGCGTTCTATATCTCCCTATCAGAGCGCGACATTTTAAAACAATTAGTTTTTTTAGTTCTCATTTATGGATTTGGTGAATTGCTCGATGAGTTATTCTTTGATCCATGCAAGATGCAACTGAATGAAATAATATTAATAATTGTCGCTTTGATTTATGTGATTTATGGAAGAAAAACACTATCTAATTAATGAGTTCATGACGTTATTATCCAAGACCTGGATTTGGATAGTTACAATCATGGGCGGGATAATTGCTAAAATATCACTCGATGTTTTAAATGGCAAACAAATGACGTTTATTGAGCGCGTCGCAACTATCGGAATTTCTTTTTTTGGAGGCTATCTAACGGCCGTGTATTGTGAAAGCAATAATATGAATGACCAAGGAAAATGGATGGTTCCATTGGCTACCTTATTCAGCGAAACGATAATTATGTGGGTGGTTAAGAATCACAAACGAATATTTTTCCAACTGCTTACTGTGTTCACTAATAAGAACGGTGGCACACCACCAAACGATCAAATTGACCAATGAGAAATATCACGCACATAGTTATTCATTGCACGGCAACTGGACAGGACGCAACCGTTGATGCAATCAAAAGATATTGGAAAGAAAAACTAGGATGGAAACAAGTAGGTTACCATCACATTATTGATGCAATTGGCAAGGATAATCAATTGCTATCAATTGCCCATCCATCCAATGGCGTTAAAGGTCACAACGCGTCCATTATTAACCTTTGTTACATTGGCGGGGTTGATAAATTTGGGAAAGCAATTGACAACCGCACACCCGCGCAAAAGGAAACCTTGTTAAAGCTTATTAAAAGTTACAAGAAAATGTTTCCAAGTGCAATTGTTCAGGGACACAAAGACTTTCCGAATGTCGCAAAGGCTTGTCCTTGCTTCGATGCAAAATCGGAATATAAAAATATCTAAAGGGGCGTTTGCTCCTTTTCTTTTTTCTTGATTACTTAAATAAATTTACAATGACGAACGCGCCAAAATGGGAAGAAATTTTCAAGATTGAAACACAACTTGAAGGTGAAAAAATTAATGATTTCAAAAAAAGAATGGCCAAAAAGTATAACACTACTTTTGGAAATATTGCTTCGAAATATCATCGATACGTTACGGTAAAAAATAGCCCGAAGAAGTTTGATGAATCAATTCCAGTTGCCCATCATTTACCCAAGTCAGACACTAAAGAAAAAAACATTATTGATATTGAGGGTAAAAAGATTCTTGGGTTGTTTGATATTCACATTCCCTACCACGACATTAAAGCATTACACCTAGCCATCGACAAAGGGGTAAAGGAAAACTGCGATACTATTTTATTGGGCGGTGATTATATCGATTGCTACGAAATTAGTAGCTTTGAGAAAGATAGAACCAAACGTTCATTCAGATCAGAGATTCAGCTCACGAAACAATTCTTTTCTTTTCTTCGTTTCAAATTCCCAAAGGCAAAAATTTATGCGAAAATGGGGAACCACGAGGAACGATACGAAAGGTATATTAGAAAGAACGCAAGTGCATTGGATGGCATCGAAGATTTTGAACTTTGCAATCTTTTAGGTTTTGATAAGTTTGGAATTGAATTGATCCAAGGAAAGCAATTGGCACGAATAAACTCATTGGCCGTTGTTCACGGACATGAATTTGGCAAATCTACATTCTCACCGGTGAACGTAGCCAGAGGTCTTTATATGAGGGCTAAATCTTCTGCGATTTGTGGACACTCTCACCAAACAAGTGAACACACCGAAAAGGATATCAATGGTAAACTTACAACCTGTTGGAGTGTTGGATGCTTAAGTGAACTGAATCCTGAATATGCACCGTTCGCAAAATATAATCATGGCTTTTGTATAATAACAAAACGTGGTAGTGATGGGTTTAATGTTCAAAATTTTAGAATACATGAGGGAAAAATATTGTAAGCAAATTTGCTTATTATAACCATCATAAATACTAAAAACAATGAGCAATGACTGATTTAACCATCAAAGTAAAATACAGAATTGGCGACGTAGTCTATTCCCGATCTGACATTGAGGATAGAGTTCGATTCGTAACTGGTTACTTGGTCAGAAAAGGTGCATTAATTTATATTGTATCTTTGGAGGGCCAAGAAACTTTTTACTACGACTTTGAGTTAATAAGTGACAATGAAAAAATGTTTGGAAACAACTAATAGAAAACAAATGAAAAACATAATTATCCTTTGTGCAATTATTGCACTTTCCAGTTGCGGTAAACTAAAGCGAATTACTCAAATCAACGACACGGTTGATAAAGTAAAAACAGAAAGCACCACAACCGCTGAGGCAACCATTGTCGAAACAATCGACACGACAATTACACTACGCCCAATCGAAATTAATGTCGAAAATTCAATCATTGATTTAGTTGATAGTTCACAAATTGTAATCGATACGGACGAACTAGAAGTAAAGCTATCCATTGACACATTGACCAAAAAAGTAAAGACACAAGCACGGATAAAAGAGCGAATTATACCTGTTAAAAAGACAAAAGTGAGTAGTATTAAATGGGGAGAGGAAAAGAGTTCTAGTATAGTCCACAAGGATAATAGTGAAAGGAAAGAAGTTGAGAAACCCAAGGTGACTACCTCATTTACTTGGTGGTTAATCATTGCGTTAATTGCGGCGGGTGGTTTTTTATTCCTACGGTTTATGCCTTTTCGAATCACAAGACTATAAAACAAAAACCCCCACAGTTACGCGGGGGCTTTTTTCTTGTCGGGTTTTCTGACCTACTTATCAAACGGCGACTGCATTACTTTGCCAGTCTTTAAATTTAAATAACTGTGGAACCTTTCGTAGTGACCATTTGGTGTTCCATTCGCTGCGCTAACCTCAATGTGAAATCCTAGCACCGCGTTTTCTTTGGTCAAATCAAAGTCAAATATAAAAGACTTTGCCTCGGTTTCAGTTTCAAACCATTGCGCTTTACATTCGCCACCGTCGCCCATAGAGGCCGCGTCGCTTACTTGTTGAGCGGGAACAGGACAATCATTGTAAGCAATCATTTCGATGTCGTAATCTTTTAAAGACTTCATACCGGTATTGCTTATCATGTTTTTAAAATCAACCAAGTCAGCTCTCATTCCGTTGATGTATGCGCTAAATTCCGTTGGGCTTTCAATAACGGGGAAAATACTTGTGATATAAGTTGACGGATCGCGTTCCTCACACACCCAATAGTCCGCTTCTTGCGCCTCAACCGTTTCAACTGTCGCGTTCAAATGCCCCGCAATTTGTTCCTTTGTAAACGGTGTTAGTTCGCCATTAACGGAATAGTATTGAACGGGTACATTGTCGCTTTGCATCACTATCCATTTGCCATCCTGGTTAAATATTTTCACATTGATTTCAATGTTCTCATAAACAACCATGTCGGATGCCGTGTAATTCTCATAAAATTTGGTAAAGTGAAATTCATTTGCAACCTTTCCCTTGTATTCGAAACCATACTCCCAAATCAAATCTTTCACATAGTTTAGGATGTAAACTCCAAAACGCTCCGTTCTTTGGATTGGTGTGAACTTGGTAACGAATCGATAAAACGTCGGTACCGGAACACTTGACCTAGGCTTTCCCGCAAATGCCGCCGCGCGTAAGTCGGCTTTGTACTTATCGTTAATTGCTTTTTGCTCGGCCGCGCTCACTCTTACAAGTTGCTTTGCCGCCGTGTAACTGCCCGTAATTTTCGTGTGGGCAACCACGTTTTTTAGCGCGTCGAACACCTCACTTGGTATTCCGATCATTTGCGCGGTTAATTGTTCTGTCATTATTGGTGGATTAAATTATTTACTACCTAGTAAAACATAGTTGCCTCGGTTGGGCTTTAAATCAAAGTAAGCTCTCATCATCATGCTATCTGCTATATCGGGGCTAAAGCCGTGAATACGTTTGATTTCCTCTTTTGGAGTAACGCGGTTCTTTGAATCCGCATCCGACCTATACCGCTTTATTGTTTCCAACTCTTTGATAATACGTTCTTTATTTGATGCGGCTAATATACTCAACTTTCCGTTTTCAATAACCTCAGCCAACTTATAATAGCACTCTGTTTTTAAATTCACATACTTATCCGCGTGGACGGCTTTTGATCCATTCATAAAACCACGGGCCTTAGTGATGTCCACCGCCCCGCCGCCTACCCCATCTTCATCCAGGAGTACATTGGAAAGGCGAACATTGTATTGTTTAACCAAATCTTGTATCTTGGTGCTAGTGTCCACTAAACTACTTCGAACAAGCTCTATCATATCAACCACCGTCCATCCATTCCAAACAATTAGAATGGTTTTATCGCGGCCAAAACGGGCAACGTCACCTGTAATATAGAACACCCCATCCCCGATAATTTCATTTCGGAACATTTGATTTAGGTTGAAGGTGTTGAATAGCTTGTCGCTATCGTCATCAAATTCCCAATTGCCCTCGTAAAGACGTTTTCGGTCATACTCTGGCAATCGTTGTAACGCCTCTAAATAGGATGGGGGCAATTCAGGATTATCGGTTGGCAAGGCTTGAACAAATGCGCGGTGTATTGGCAATTCAGAGTTCTTGTTTTTCAAATAAAACTCATTGTATATCCATCCTTTGGAAGGGTTACAGGTCATCAACCCTTTGGGCTTGAGTTGATATTCGTTCAACTTGAAACGGCAACGGCTATGGACTATGGACACCGCCTTTTCACTAATTTCGGAAACTTCGTCTAGGAAATAGTCTGTAATCTCAAGGCTTCCCAAATCTTCGAAATTTGGATCTGATGGGTAACTGAATAAGTCCATCAAATAAATCTCACTTTTATTGAAAAAAGTAATTGTGTTGGATTGCATATTAATAGTGTAATGCTTTCCGACTTTCAAATCAAGATACTCAGCAACTTCAAAAAATGTTTTAAGAGTTGTTTTTTTAAGGGTGTCTAGTTTACTTCGACCAATGAGCGAACGTGTGCCTGGATATTTTAGGCGGCGTAAGATTTGCCATGTACACCCAAGACGTGTTTTTCCCGATCCCGCGGAACCGCCGTAAAGAACTTGCTCGACATCATTTTCGGTTGCTAGAAAGTCAAGGGCAATTTGCTGACGCGGGAAAAAATTTGGTTCAATCATTCGTTTTTAATTTCCAAACGTGTTCTCTTTTGCCATACAACCCAAGTCTTTTTTCTTCTGTCTTAATCAAATGCCCCGCGCTTGTTAGGTCGGTCAAGGTGCGACGAATAGAAGTTATCGGGTATTTACCTAGCAATTGGAAAATGTGAGAAGGTTGCCACTCCGCAACTCGTTTAAATAGGGATAAGACAATTGTTTCTTGCTTATCGTTTGTTTTAATAGACGCGGACAATTCCGCGCCTATCTCATTGGTAGTGTTGTAGTAACTCATTTGTCACCTCCAGTTAGTTCTATTTCTTGTTTTACTTCTTGCCAATAACTTTTAAAATCAGTACAATCATTAAAATATTCTTTATAATTTAAATTTTCATTAGCTAATTTATTAATTTCTAATATCTCATCAACTGCTATCAATGCACATTGGATAGCTTGCTCCTTACTCATTGATGGCTCTTTTAAGGTATAGTCTTTTGCTTCTGTCCAAAAAAGTTCAATTATGTTCAACGCCTTTTCTTTTGGTTTCATTTGTCACCTCCGTATGTTTCGTTGTAGTATTGTTCTGCTGATAACCATATAATCACTTCATCCCACTCTCTTGCAGTTTTATAACCATCACTTTTACCTTCATCAAATGAATTAATTATCTGCTCCTTCTCCATTGCTTTGGCTTGTTCAAATGCGTTCAAGGCTTCATTTAAAGTTGCTTCTTGATTATCATTTATCCATCTATAAAGCCATTCAACCGCAGTTTGTTTTTTCATTTTGTTATTTGATTTGTGATTTAATAAACCATACATAAGCCAGGCGTTTTTGTTCGGAGACGATATAGCCTTGGTACTTTTCAAAGTTTGTCGGTTGTTGCTTAATCAACTCCCACTTTGTTTTTGTCAACCTATGTTCGTCAAAAACATTTGCCTTGGCTTTACGTCGCCATTCGGCAACAAGTGTATCGGGGATGTCTTCATCTTTTACGATGCCCTCTTTTACAATCCAGTTCCACATCCTAGGTGCAAACAATTCCGAGCTAAAGTAAATTCCTTTTTTCGCTTGTTCTAAATGGTCGTTGTAGATTGTGCGTGTAATACTATTGTCCAATGGGATTTCCAATAATGCAACCGAATGATCCTCATGGACAGTTTTTAAAGCTTGTTGGTTGGCCTTGCGTTGCATTTCAAAATAATTCGACAACACATCCCCGATAAATGATGCGTCGAAGCTTCCGTAGTGATTAGTTTTTGTGGGCATTGATCCCGCCGCGTTCAATCCAAAAGCATACTCAAACCCCTTGGCGGTAATGCTCATGTAATTGTCGCAACACCATGCGAATAGTTGCGCCGCTGATTCAGGGCTAGGCAATGCACATCCTATTAACGCGCACACCCGGAGAACGATTTGGTTAAACTCATATTGGTCGCATTCCAATAATAGTTTGTTGTTCTTTGCCTCTAAGATTTTGCGCTCAATTCCTTTTACCGACGGCGGAATTGAGCAAGGCAGCTGCGTCTTGTCTTGAGATTTTTGAGGTAAGTTTTCCATTTGTGTCGTTTGATTTAAGTTTGTCTTCACTTGAGGTAATCCAATTCCGAGCGGCGGCTTTCCAGTCTTTCATTTTATTTTTGCCAACCATCCAACCTTTCGATTCGTAAAAGTTAAAAAACTTTTGTCCCTCGGCGGGTAAAATGGTCATGCTAAAATACTCATTTACTTCCTTTAGCGTTGGATTTTTGAATTGTTTGGAACCGTTCTTAATGTACCAATCCATTGTCCACTTACCATCTTTCACCTCAAAGATTGCTTTCATTTGCCCCGACATCGGATCAATCATTACATCTTCGTCATCCGCCTGGCCATTGCCATCAATTATCAATTGTGCGATGAATAAGTATGTCAGTCGAAATTGCGCCGGTATTACTTGCGCTTTTAAATACATCATTGCTTGGTTTGTCATCTAATATCGATTTGAATTGTTCATATTGTTCTTTAAATGTCTTGTCTGTTTGATACCACCCGTCAAACACTTTAATGGCATTTAAGACGGTTGCGTGGTCTTTGCCGAATACACGCCCCGCCCTTGTATTTGACCATCCTAACTCTCGAACGGCGTAAACATAAACAAACATTCGGGCGTTTACAACTTCGCGTTTTCTTAGCTTAGTGAACATTTCCATCTCAAGGCATCCAAAGGTATTGGCCGCTTGTCGGCAAATGCGATACACCGGGCTATCCCCTAGTATCTTGTTAAACCTCTCCCGTTCCGTTGCAAAATTAGTTACTTTGTTTAAAAGAACAGAGGCTAATTCCCTCTGTTCTTTTGGTATAAGTTGCATCAACTCAATTAGTGCCGCCATTACTTGCCCCCTTTATCGTTTCATTTAAGATGGATAGTACCTCTTTGGATGATTTGCCTGATGCTTCCATTATTTTTAGTAGGTAAGCAATCTTTCCCCCCATCATTGCCAATGGTTCGTGCTTGAGCTTGTCGCCAGTTGGTCGGGATATACCCAAGGCGTTGCAAAAGTCGCCTTGGGTTTTGAATGAACTGTTGATTAGATCAGTCCATGGTGTTCGTCTTCTTGTCATTTGATTAGGTTAAAAAGGTAAATCTGAATAGTCATCCTCAGCCGTTGGTAGTTCTTGAGGTTTCATAGGTTGAGCAGTTGCAACGCTACGATTTTGCGCTGCCATAGCTGCTTGAAGTCGTCCGTATTCAGGTGTTGCCGCCATTTGGTTTTGTAGAAATTCGGGTAAGGAATTGTAAATCTCCCAATCGAACGCGTCGTAACTCAAAATCTTATTCGGGTTGATTTGATCGGGGCAACTCATATTTTTCATTACTGGAGCAACACTTGAGATGTTCGAAAATGTTTTACCGTCTTTCTCCGTGTGAACTATGGTTAAAGTACATGGCGCACCAAGTAAGTTCGACACATCAAAACGCTTTGCCTCATCCTCACTAAATGCCTTGCCTCTCCATTGCTCTAAAAACTTTCGAAGTCCCGCCTTTTCGTGCATCGACAAAGTAAATGTTTTTGAGATGGACATTGGTTGTTCGCCGTTTTCCGGCTTGAACACACGAAGTTCATTTGGTAATTCAAACGTCAACCGAACCTTTTTGGAGTTCTTAGATTGGCCCTCCCACGTTTCGGATACAGTCCCAATTTCTAACATAGAGTAGCATCTAGCCACTTGTAATCCACTTGGGATTAATTCCCTTTCGAAGTTTCCCCCTCCGTTGTTTTCTGCGATAATTGCCATTTTGTTTTACTTTTTTTTGGGTTATTATTTATGATTCAAATTGTTTCCAAGTTTGGTCGTAGGCTATCACACCCAGGCCCGTTCTTAATTTTTTCACCGCCGCGTCATTGAGATTGATTCCCTCAAATACTGCGACCTTCATTGTTGGACAAAGCTCACTTAGTTTTTCGATGCGTTGTTCTTTGGTTAGGTTTTTAGTTGACCAAGTCAAGTTGAAAGCATCAAAGGCGTGTTGTGCCGTGTACCAATTGTGGAGGCTTAGTAAGCCAAACCATTCAGCGCGTGTTCTCATTTTCGTAACCCCGCTTTAATTTGGTTGTCAAGTAATAATGGAGAATCGGAAGCTAAAAAGTCCTCAACATTTTGTGACCATTTAATAAATAGTTGGTCGTAGCCGTCACAATCAAAATCGATAGGGCAAGAAAAACCTATCTCGGTAACAATGCTTGATCCCGATGGGATTAATTGAATACGGCAAAATGTAGGATATTGGCCGAATGTTACCGAAGTTTCGCTAATAATGTGAATACCATTGAATGGTTGAATTTTTGGTGACTTTTCGTAAGTTGCGTCCAACACTACTTGAGCAAGTTGGACAAATTGTTGAATTGATGTTTTCATTGTGTATCTTTGTTTGTTATTGATAGGGCAAATGTAAAGTAAGTTTTATGTTTATTCCAAATTTATTTTACATCAAAGCCTAATTTATACGCAATCTAAATAAGGAATGCTGAAAAAAAAGATAGTCAAGGTAGGAAGTGAGGCGGCGGTACAAATGGCCATTGTTCGTTATATCCGTTTTCAATACCCTCACGTTCTATACTGCGCCACGGCGGGTGGGGTAAGAACATCGTTTATGCAATCCGCCCGTCTTAAGATGACTGGCTATGTCGCGGGTGTTCCTGATCTACTAATATTTGAACCATCCAATGGTTTTCACGGATTAATGATAGAGGTAAAAAAAGATAAGAACAGTTATCCGACTAAGCAACAAAAGGAATGGATTGAGAATTTAAATAAACGAGGATATTCGGCACACGTCGCTAAATCTTTTGAGGATGCAAAAAACGTCATCGATAATTATTTCAGCCGCAGTATCTAAACACTACGAGTATTGGCTCGGATGTGCTATTAAGATAACGCGAACCCGGGAGGAAGCCACCGAACTACTTCACGAAGTTATCGTGTCATTATACGATTCAGAATCATTTGCAAGGGTTTGCAATAAATCAGATGCCAGGCCTTATGTGTGCGCGGCCCTGTCGATGCAGTACTATTCCAAAGATTCAAGGTACTATCGAAAGCTCAAAGACTTTAGCGCACGAACGGTTGAGATAACGAATACTAATTATTGCCAGGAAGATTGGCTGGGTGCAAGGGTTGACAATGAACAAGCCGCCATTCTAGTAAGTAGATTACCCGACTTTGAACGCGATCTATTTATGCTCTACATTCAGCCCGATTTTAAACTCAAGAAATTAAGCGACGAAACCGGCATCCCGGAAAAGTATTTAAAACGAGTTATTCAATTTTCAAAAGAAAAAATAAGAAATCATGTGGTTTGTAAATAGTAAATTAAAGTTGGAACGCCTGGAGATATGCAAAGGGTGCGAACATTATTCAAGTGTCGGTACTTGCGGACGGCCCATTATTGGAAACGAGGTTGAGGTGAATGGTGAGGTGTTGCACACTTGCGGGTGTGTGATGACGGCTAAGGCTTCATTAGCGGCCGAACATTGCCCTTTAGGCAAGTGGTCAAGTGAAAGGTTACCAAAGGTCGACGGATGCGCTTTAAAGGAGTTTATATTGAGCCTAGACGAATACCACGTCAGCAATGAGCAGTTACAAAAGCTATTTGCCTACAAGTCTAAGATTAGTGGAAGGCACGAACAAGTCAGTACTTGCTCTGATTGCGTGAAAGATTTGATTCAAAATTTAAAAAAACAAGTAAGAAATTTGGAATGTTAGAAAAGTTGTATATATTTGCCATCACATAAAAGCTTACCCCTTGTTTGAACGACGACCGAACAAGGGTTAAGCAATCAGAAGTGAAAGCTTTTGACCTTAGCCCTGAGAGTCGTCGCTCAGGGCTTTTTTTTTTGATTCATTTGGGCGGGAGTATATACGTTGGCGAATGAATTGTAATGGCTACCAAGAGGTACGGATCAGCCAAACTGCGGTGTAAAGGAATGAGCAGTATATCCGTAGGCAATTGCACATTGTCTTTAAGTAGATTCCAAGTGTTAGGACGTGCAAGTTCACTAACATATCCGACAGGCGACGAATGGCTCCATAAAGCAAAACGTTAAGCCAAAAGGTTCACGACAACTTTACTTCATTTTGAAGTGATGTAAGGTTACTCGTGTTATCCTTTAAGCTCAGAAATCACCAAAAGCAAATGATACAGATACTAACGTACAAAGAAGTAAAAAACAAATTCATGTTTTCAATGAAAATTGAATTAGTGAATAAAGGTTACCGGTTAGGAAAATTACACCAGGACACATCAACTTATTGTGAATTGCATTCAATACCATTTAACCGGATAAACCTTAAAAGAATAATCAATGATCTTGTAATAGAGTATGCAGTCACTTATGGAATCAAAATAATAAATCCGGATATAAAGAAAGGCAAACATTTAACCGGTGTTCTTTGGATGGAATTACGCACCCGGTTATTTGCTGAACATAAAAATGAGTGCCGGTGTTGTGGTGCTACTAAATTTTTACAAGCAGATCACATTTACCCGGTTAGCATTTATCCGGAACTTCAATTAGAATACTCAAACCTTCAGATACTTTGCCGGGGGTGTAACATACGGAAGGGCAACCGGTACGTAAAAAAATACTAAATGTTATTTAGAATGATTCTAAATTAAGGCAATTTGTAAAATAAATTTGGATTGGTATTAAAGTTTGTTTTACATTTGCTCTATCAAAATAACAAAATATTAGAAACTAAATGAAACATTACAATTACACTCACAACGGTCAAACAATTTCGAAATCAATTTTTATTGCTGCTGTTCCACTTAATTGGGAAAACGAACTAAACGAATATGGTGAATATTCATACGGATATTTTAAAGCTATACTAAGAGACTAAAATTAATAACACATAGACCAATGAAAAAATTTATAATCAACCTTGGTTGCTTTACCCTAGGGGTAATAACGGTAAGCCTAATGTATTCAGAAATTACCCAACACCACCAGGCGCAATATGACAAATGCCTAAGCTCTCAAGACTATTCACGCGAATGGGATTGCCATTGTTTTGAAAAATGGTATCTTGCGCATCCAGTAATGAAACAAAATGAGCGAACCAAAAGCAATTGAACTTCTACGCGACGTAGAAACCGAAATTAACATAAGCGGTATTATCTCAAATCACACCTATTCGGAAATAGTAAAGATCCTAAAAACCATTGACGGCAAATGATAATCAAAATTAGTGGCACGGTTGGCGCGGATGGCGCGTTAAGACTTCACAAGCGAAGTGAATTTGATAGGCTGATAAAAGACTTTCAGGGATCAGACGTAACATTAACCGTCACCAAACGAATTAAACGCCGTAGTGATAACCAAAATGCGTATTATTGGGGTGTTGTGGTTGCCGACATACGTGACAGGCTTATTGACTTAGGCCACAAGTGTACTCTCGACATGGCTCACGAAATGTTAAAGGCTAGGTTTAACTTTGACGAATGGGTAAATGAAAAGACTGGAGAGGTAATAAGCTTTCCTAAATCAACCGCAGACCTATCCACGGAACAATTTTGCGAATACATTGACAAAATCATTATCTTTGCCCGTGAGGTATTGGAAATAAGTATCTTATTGCCGAACGAACAATCAGAATTGTTTGAAAGTTAATTTGTAAATAAGAAAAATTTTAAAAAATGGGTTTACCTAAAGGTCGGACAAATAATCCTGGAGGCAGAACGGTTGGGAGTAAGAATGAAAAGACTATCCAATGGGAGAATTTTGGGGATTCGATAACGGGCAAGTTGGCTGAGGGTTACGACGTTTTAATGAAGCAACTTTTAGATCGGGCCATTGCGGGGGACGATGACGCGGTTGAGATTTACTTGAATAACTACGCGAAAATGTGCGAATACTTCAAGCCGAAACACGCTAGGACAACGATAGTTGGGGACAATGATAGTCCACCGGTTCAAATTGTAATCAAATCAAATCTTTAATTAGTGAAACAAACGAACTAATTTCACAATAAGTGAAATGGTAATCATAGAAAGTTGGCATACGGTTTAAAAAGGAAGCTACTCAACGGAGTGGCTTTTTTTTGTTACTTTTACAACCAATAACTTATATACTAATATGGAGATTAAGACGGCCGCCGTTGCGGGGAAATATTCCGACATTACTTTGGGAGAATACGTTGCCTACAAAAAGGCGGGTATATCCGAGATAATGAAATTACAAGCGGTAACAGGTTTATCAAAACAAGATGCGTTAAAAGTTTCAAGTGACAAGGCCGCGTTTGCATTGGCAAAGTTTGAGGATGCTTTGAATAACCCAAGCGCACCCCAGGCCCTTTTCAAAATAGAGTTAGGCGGGAAAGATTACGGGTTCATTCCCGATCTGAGCAAGATTACTTTAGGAAATAAAGTGGACATCATGACCAACGTCGAATCGGGTGACCTAGCGAATTGGCCAAAGGTTATGGCAATGCTATACCGTCCAATCATTGCGAACCTGGGTAGCAAGTATGAAATTGAACCTTACGACATCGACAAGGTGCATGATAGAGCTGAGTTATTTAAAACCTTGCCCTTACCAGTTGCGGACGGGGCGTTGCTTTTTTTTTCGACTATCTCAAACGAACTAAGCGCCAATTTGCAATTATCTTTGGTGAGGCAGATGAGGAAGGAGATGAGCGAACCGACGGAGAAAAAAAAGTTGCTGAGGGCTTGGCGAAGTGGGGGTGGCTTCTTTTTGTCGAGGAAATGTGCGGATGGGATTTGACCAAAATGGATTACATTTTAAATATGAGGGCGCATGATGTTTATACTCACGCGTGTATAAAAAAGGATAAAGACAACCATGATAGACAACAGTTATTACATCATCTTAAATAGGCTCAAGGCATTTGCCAACGGCCATTATTTAATTAACACTTTCACATATCATGAGATTGCGAACTTTGATATAACAAAGAATCCGCAATACCCGATAATGCACGTTGTGCCGGTATCGATGAATCCAACCAAGGGGGCAATCGATTACTCGTTCAATATTACTTTTGCGGATTGGGTTAGAGCAAAAGAGGAAAAGCAAGAAAACGAGGTAACCGTTATAAGTGATCTACACAGATGCGCTTTGGACTTATGCGCTGAGATAACCAACGGTAATATTTTATTCGGGGACGAAGTGTCTATAAACGGCGACGCGGTAATTGAACCGTTCATCGACGAATTTGCCAATGTGTTAAGTGGAGTTACACTTCAAATAACTATCCGAGTTCCTTACGATTGGTCGGCTTGTGACATTCCCGCGAACTGGGTTGAGGGTACCGGTGACATTCCTGATTTCGGCGGACGTTCTTTGACGATGGACATTTACGACGAAGGTGACTTTATTGTTTCCGCGCGTGAAATGGATTTTGTTGGTGAGGGCGTTACTGTAACTTATACGGGCAACCGCGCGATAGTGACAATTACGGGCGGTGGAGGTGGTGGCGCGGGTACGCTCCAAGAAACAACCGACAACGGTAACACCACAACCAACGACATCGAGTTCATTGACGCGGCTGAGGTAAGATTTGGTGCGGGTGGTGGCGTGTTGTTGGACAATGCTTCAAGGCTTCGTGAGGGTACTATCGATGCCAATACGGGTGGATCAAAAGGCATTGCTCAAATATGTGGAGTTGGCTATGAATTGAAGTGGGAGGCGGGAAGCCAATACGCAATGAATGGCAACGGTGACGCTATCCGCGTTGTTGATTATAAGTTTAACATTGCGCCCGTAGTTACTGACGATAGTTCATCGGGCTTTTACGTTGGCTCACGATGGATACTTGATAACGGGGATTCTTATGTTTGCACGGATGCAACTATCGGTGCTGCGGTTTGGGAAATTGAGACCTATGCCGATTGGAATGCAGCAAGTGGCTCACGTGAGATAGCTAACAAGCCAACCATTCCAACACTAACAAGTGATTTGACAAATGACGGTGAGGATGGTGTTAATCCATTTATAACCGCCAATGATATTCCCGCAATACCAACGGCCACAAGTGATTTGACAAATGACGGTGAGGATGGTGTTAATCCA